CGGTTATTGTGACTTGGAGACAACAAATCTTCAGAAAACATATAACCTCGATAAAGAAATGGAACGAGAGTTCGAAACATTTCTTAAGGAGAAATTTAGGAGGTTTGAAAATTTAGAAAGCAACATTAGTAATGTGCTTGATGCAGTACCTCATTTTAGTTGTGCCAATGGACCAAACGGAAAAGTATCACTACTTAGCCGTCAGGCAGAGGCCTGGGAAATTTGTAATAGTCATTATCACAAAATAATCAAAGATTATTGTGTTTTAACTGACAATACTCATTTCTTAAAGTATTTGGAGTACTGTGCAAAACAGTACGAACAATTACCTTCTTCTAAAAAATTTAAAAAGCCTATTAGGCTTAGAAAAATGGTAGCGTTTCCCGATAAAGGGAACAAATCCCGTGTCATAGCAATCAGTGATTACTGGACACAGTCTTTATTAGCATCTCTTGCTAAGAATGTTCTCAAATTAAGCGTTAGCTTTTTTGGAGAATCCATGGCTTACTACAGTCACGATGAAGGTTTCCGGTCTATAACACGGTTACCACGTGACAAGTTAGTGGACATTGTGTCGCTTGACGCGACTGAGTTCACTGACAATCTACCAGCGCGATATCAATACTTAGTATTGAAACACGCATATGGTGAACAATTAGCTCTCCAATGGAGAAAGCTGGTTGTAGATTGTCCATGGTTTTTATCAACCACTGACAAAACCGTAAAATACGGTAAAGGTCAGGGTATGGGCACACAGGGCAGTTTTCAAGTTGCCCAATTAACAGGTTTGTTCTTTATCGAATTTCGATTAACCAAACACTATGAAATGTTCAGCCAAGAAACCACTGAGGTTGTTGGCGATGACATGACATTCGATGATCCGTTGTTTCTACTGAAAGCGGATTTCGAATCTATTGGTGTGCCGATAAACTTCGCAAAATCTAAAATCTCAGTAAATGGAATTCCACATATTGAGTTTGTGTCACGTAATTTTGACAATTATCATGATACAAGTCTGATCTCGCCAAGGCTAATGGCCCGAGCGAGTAGGCAGAATTTTCTTTTACCTACTCTTATATCGCATATTAATGCAAGATGTAGTGTTAAGTTTAAGTTAAATGATTTAATAAACAAATTAACCAAACAAGAGCAAGATAAGATAGCACTGCTGTCTTTTATACATGCTCACATTACAGACCAGGACATTGAAGGGCTAAATTTGCCAGACATTGAACCTGTAGATCTTAACAAAGTGTTGTTAGCACTAGTAAAGATTGTAAGTAATAGGCTTGGTGAGTATTACTCATCCCAAGACCATAGAGAACACCAAATCTCTAATGAACGTGGTTATGTTTTAATATCCAATTTTGCCCTTTCAGGCAAAAATCTATGGGAATTTGCATTTGACAACGAGTTAACGTTGGATCAAATAGAAATTCTCTGGACTGGGTCTAAAATCCAGTCAGAATCTTCAAACAATAAATTGTTGGGTAAAGATTACGTTACCCACACCTTCTTAAGCCCTATCGATAAATGGGCACAGGTAGATTACACATTAGCGCTCATAGAACGCTTATGCTTAATCTACTCCCAGTTGCTGTTAACAGAGGTACGCTTAAAAAGCGTACACAAAATGTTTAGCAAGGAGGACTCTACTGGTGAATCATCAGTTGAGTTATTCAAGCTTTTAAACAAAGC